ACAACGCCCTGAGAATTTATATTCAGCGAATTTAATGCCATTTTTTTACCTATGTATTATGGAGCCCAAGAACCTGTAGAAGCTATACTATGCCATGTTAGATCGGATGGTTTAAAAACAAATTCGATAGAATCACCTTTAACACTACTTGTTAAAGTACCACTGACAACGGGTGCATTATTACCAAATTGAATACTTTCACCTACACCACATTGTATGATTACAGAACCTGCCGAATCATTATAAACGATAATTGTATTCCCTAAAACCAGACCACCTGACGCAGGTAAATTAACAGTCAATGCGTTGTTGCAAAAATATCCATTTTGCACCTGTGCCGAAAAATTAATAGTTTGTTCTGACCATGTAAAACCATCATTTATTACTTTAATAATGATCGTGTTTCCAGCACCTTCTGTTTGTACAGTACTAGAACCACCCAATACATTTAAAATATTGGCTGCCGGTACTGCTGTTCCTGAATCTGTAACAAATGATGTCGGTACAGAGGGGGGCAGACTTCCAGCGGTCACAGGTTTATATATCTGACTCATGGTTAATACTCCTTAGCAGCAATATAAGAGATAGAAAAATTACCAGATGCACCCGTCCCATAAAATGCAGTATGCAGATCAAAAGTAAAATTTGATGCTAAATGTGCTTTATCTCTTAAATCTAAGACTATCGCTTCACCTGCTGGAAATGTTCTCCACGTGGTAGAACCTAAGGCATCATTAACAGAAATTCTAACTGCTGCCGTCCCTTGATTATCAAACATTATCAAAACAGGATTATGTAAAAGAGTGCCGATTAATATTGTCGCCCCTGTCATAGTTGCTAACATCTCATCGGGAAATATTGCTCTACCGCTATTATTAATCGACATTTTTACCTCTTATGCGTGTTCGTTGCCTTCAATTGCAACAGGTGCAGGATCTACAATTGGTTCAACTTTATCGGAAACAACAGGTTCTGCAACTTTCTGTGCTTCCTGTTGTGCTTTTGCAGCATCTTTTACTTTTGCACAATGTGCAATCATTTGAAATGCTACTTGTTCAACAACTTCCAAAGGAGTGTCTGCATCTAAATGTAGATTTAATTCTTTTTCAACTTCTCCGAAAGCAATCTTAAAAGTCCATTTTAATATATTTGAAAACATTATTTTACCTATTTATTATTAGTTTACAATAAACCAAGCGATTGTCGAAGTATCTGTTACTTGACTTGCAGTAATTACAAAACTTGTAGATGCTGTTTTTGCTGTAACTGCTAAGCCTGATGCAACAACTACAGTACCCAAAGCTTGACATGTCAAGAAAATCAATGAATTTGCTGTAACAGCTGTTGTGGATACTGTTGCTGTTCCACCAACAAGAGCAACTGAACCAAAACTATTTGCACCTGCTGCTGTTGTTGTGCCTACACTTGTAGAAGCAATTTTATTTCCTGCTGTACCTAAAACAAGGTTCCCATTAGTTGCAGTAATATTGCCTAAAGTAGCAGTAATGCTTGTCCCTGCTGTCACTGTAGTAGCTGCTCCAACAGAACCTAATGTAGAAGTAATATTACCAGTGGATGCAACAATATTTCCTGTTGTCGCTGTGATTCCTGTTCCTGCAACTACCGTTGTACCTGCACTTAATGAACCAAGTGTAGCTGCAATATTACCTGCTGATGCTGTAATATTTCCAAGCGTTGCAACAATATTACCTGCTGATGCAGTTACACCGCCAGTAGTAGCTGTTACGCCTGTACCTGCTGTTAATGTTGTTGTAGTTCCAAGTGACCCTGTTACTGCGGTATTTCCTGTGGCATTACCAATATTAACTGCACCTGTACCACCTGTTCCAATTGTGGTAACACCTGCGCCTGTAATATTAATATGTGTTGTTCCTACTTGTGTTAATGCTCCTAATGTAGAAAGACCAGTAACACCTAATGTAGTGCTGAATGTACCCGATGTAAATGAACTTGCGCCAGTAACGCCAAGAGTACCGCTTAATGTAGCATTTGTAGCATTAAGTGCAGCAATTGTCATTGTTCCTGTAACACCTAAGGTACCGCCAACCGTAGCATTTCCAGTAACTGCAAGTGTTGTACTAAATGCACCAGATGTTGCACTTAATGCAGCAATCGTAGATGCGCCAGTCACAGATAAAGTAGTTGAAAAAGCTCCACTTGTAGCAGATAAAGCAGCGATAGTTGATGCACCTGTAACGCCAAGTGTACCTCCGACCGTTGCATTAGATGTAACTGCTAGTGTACTTGATAGCGTTGCTGCTCCTGATGCGGCTAATGTTGTAAATGCTGCTACCGCTGGTGTTGTACCACCAATTGCAGGGGGGGCTGCAAAAACAGAAGCTAAGTTTGAAGGAATAAGTACAGTATTTGGATTTACAACAGTTCCCGGAGTTACTGCCATTGCATTTGTAGCAAGATAAACAACTCCCTCTTGCGCAATTGTTGCAGGAGTACTTCCACTAAATGATGCAGCTGCAATTGCAGACGAAACATCATTTGCAGCTGCTACATAATCAACAGATGGCGCACCTCCAGAGGCTGTTTGTGTAGGTGTTGCAATAAACACAATACCCGCTTCGATTAAAGTAGCAGGATTATTTCCACCACTTTCAAATGTTCCATTACCTAAACTTGTATAAATTGCATTTGGAGTTATAGAATTATCTACAAATAACTGACCTACAGGCATAATATCAGATGATCTTGGCGCACGATTTGCCACAACTGGTGGTGGTAAAACCAAGACGTAAGGTGAATCTTTTCCCGTTGCTTGTAATAATGCAGTCTTAACCATATGAAACCTCATTTATATTTTTAATTTTACTTTACACTAGTATACATATATTTAAAAGAAAGATTAGGTATTGCGTTAAATTAACGTATGTGTTAGAATCTTAGAAAGTTATAATTAAGGATTGAAAATTATGAATGAAGAATGGCTAGAAAAAACATTAACATTACAATTTACACCACGTCCGGGAGTTTCCCTCACTGATTTAGAAATAAAATATCGAGATATTCCTCATTTAGTAAAATTATTAATTGATGAATATAGTAATAAAATTCTTAATAAGACACAAAGTAGAGGATCTTTAAAAAAAAAGGAAAAATGAAAAAATTAATTTTTTCAATAGCATTATTTATGAGAGATAGATTTCAGCTTCTTAATCACTTTTTGAAGCATTAAAGCAGCAAATAATTCTTCTTTTGAAGGTTTATTTTTTTTGTTTTTTTGGCTTGGCACTGAACATCCTATTTGTTTCTTTTATTGATCTCATAAATTCTGTTATGTAGCCGTGAACATAACCATTTGTAATTTTATAAAAAATCAAAGGTTTTGTCGGATCATCTGGCTTACTTGCATCTTGTGCCATTGCTGTTAATTCTTTAAATGATGCAGAACCTCTTGAATCACCATTATCTTGATTCCAAGCACCCATGAATGTCTCACCTGTCGAAATAGGAATATCTTGACCTTCAATTATACGCTTAATAATAGATTCATCAAGTGGCTGACCATCTTTACGTTTATACATGTAAAAGCTACCATCATGAAACATATTGATAATAGCCGATTTATCAGGCATAGGCAATGAAATTGCAAGAGCTGCTGATCTTTCCGATTCCGGCACTTTAGACGGATCAAAGACAATCTTAGCTTTCTTAATTGCTTCAGGTTGTGACCGAAGGGAATCCATAGGAACTTGTCTAACTTTGCCATTTTCTTCAATAAGAAAATTATTACCCGATGTTCCTTTGACTTCTGCTATGTTTCCGTCTTCTGTGACTACAGATTCGCCTTTCTTTATGCTCTGTGGCTTGGTAATCTTTACAGTTTCAACAATGCTAGTAGGTTCTTGCATTTCTTCCATGTCAAGCGGCTTTACATTGGCTTNTTTTGCTTCTTGTCCTGCATTAAATCTGGCGTTTTCTTCAATCATCATGCCGGGTTTACCAACAACAACATCTTTAATTTTCTTAGCTAAATTCTTAAATTCAGGATCAGCTAAAGTTTTACCTTTTGATTGCAGTTGATCACTAATCATTGCAAGAAATTTGAGTTGCTCTTGTTTCGGTTGATCTAAAGTTGAGGGATCAACATCACCTAATAATTGCTCAAATATGGGTTTTGGTTGCGTTGCTTCCTGCGCCATCATAGATTCGGGCTGTTGTTGCATTTGATCTGGCATCGCTTGCGATGCCGACGCAATTTCAGCCTCTGGAGTTGGTTGCATTGCGTTCATTACAGGTTGTGCTGCTTGACCGCCCACTTGTTGACCTATATTCGGGCCTGGTTGAATTGGTGGTTGTGGTTGAGGTGGTGGGGCTTGAGGATTTTGACTTATTGGTTGTGGGGTTGGATTATTAGGTTGATTCGGTGAAGGTAACATAGATGTTAAAGGATTTCTAAAAGCTGCTGCTAGTTCTGGTGCTGCGAAAGGTAATGCCATACTTGCGGCTGCTAAAACATAAGGTGATGCTTTCATCAATTCTTCTTTAGCTTGCTCATCCCTGCTTTTTGGTACTTGCATTTTATTTTGAATAATAGCTAAATTTGCAATTTCATAGGGCGTTGCAGGCTTTTTAGGCATTTTTAAATCATTAGAATATTTTTTATCTTTTGATAAATATTTTAATATTTCAGAAGTACCATAACCACCTAGTAAAAGCTGTTTTACTTTTCTTGCAATTTTAGGGGATTCTTTTTGTAATGTAGCTACGATAGCATCTGAACTAATACCTTGATCTAAAAGCTGCATAATTGCATTAAATGACATTATTCACTCAACTTTTGAATAGTTATTTGAGGTCTATTACCTAATTGGACTATTTCTGCTTCTTGTTGTGCTGACATTGGCACACCAGAATTTCTTAAATCGTTAAAAACTTCTTGGATTGCTTCAGGAAACCACGCTTTTTTTTGTAATTCCGTATAAATATTTATTAAAGATAACCTGTCATTCCAGTTTTTTTGCAAGTCTTTAGAAATTTTAGGTGCGCTTTTTTTTTGTTCATTTATTGTATAATCTAATTGTTTTAGCTGTGCATTTTGAGAAAGAGGGTTTTTTGTATATACAATCGGTCTATAATCTTTAGCATCTGTAACGATTTTGTTGGCACCTTCAGGAAGAGGATTTAAAATCTCGGCTACATCTGTTATCGGATGACCTTTTTGCACCATCATTTCTTCTAAAATTGGGTATGCTAAAGGATCAATATTCATCATATTTTTAGAAATACTTCTAAGTTTATTTTTATTACTTTGATTCATTCCTATTGCATCTGCATCTGGTATCTTACTAGGAAATTCTTTTACTTGTTTTTCAAATGATTGTATTTTAGAACTAACTTTTTGATAAGCTGAGGTTAAATCAGGTGAGTTTGGCAATTCTTTTTTCATCAAATCATAATAAATATTTTTTCTAGCTTCGGGAATATCTGTCGATAATTGAGAATCTATGAATCCCTTGACTTGTTTTTCCATTCCTAATTGTTTTTGAATTTGTGCAGTTTTTTTGTCTACATTAGAATTCATTAGTTCATTATAAGTAATTTGACCTTGGTTGTAATCTCTAATTCTTTCTTTTACTAATGAAGGATCACCACCTCTTTTAGCTACACTTTCAACGATTTTTCTTTGATTTTCAGGATCAATATAATTTCCTAAATCAACAGGAATATATTCTCCTAATTGGATACCCGGTAAATTTTCTTGCTGATTGCTTTGTGTGTAGTTATTATACTGTGGAGACTGCTGAGGTTGATTAGTTTGCTGCGGTTGATTAGTCTGTTCTTGTAGTTGTTGGTTTTGTTGATTACCTTGATTAGGCTGAATCATTGGATTTGTCGGGTCATTTCCTCGACCTAAATTTTGCTCATAGGCTGACATTTCCAATATTTTAGGTAATAATGTGCTAGCATATTTTTCAAAACCTGGTATTCCTGCGCCTGCTTGCATAAAGGATGTCATAATATCAATAGGATTTGAACTTTTATCTTTTGCAATTGCACCTGCTTCGCTTAACGCTTTTTGCAACATCCCTCTTTGAACCATCTGTTGCGGATCAGGAAAGTTTTTATTTATTCCAATTCCTAATGCTTGACCAATTTGACCTTGCTGCATAGCTCTAGGACTAGGAGAAATTATTTGAACCATTTTTTAACCTTTATCCCTGAATGTTTCTTGCCATATTCATTAAATTTGCATTTTGCGGACTAATACCACCACTTCCACTATTTCCTCCTCCTCCTCCTCCTTGACCCATTCCACCAAATCCGCCTTGCGCCCATCCTTGCATCATACCACCCGCCATGCTTGGTCCTTGTTGCTGATAGGCAAATGGTTGTGCTGCAAGACCCATACCTGCCATACTTCCATACTGACCCATTAAACTTTGGGCTGCTTGTTGTCCTAATCCTGCTTTCAATTGTGCTAATTGTGCTTGTAAATTTCCACCTGCTGCACCTAAAGCTTGTCCAAATCCCGAACTTGATAAACCACCACCCATCGCTCCCATACCTGCGAATCTTTCCGCTAATCCCGGTACTGTTTGTTGTTCAAATTGATTCATATATGGTTGCGCAAATTGATTTACAGCTTCAGAATTTGGATTCATGAGTTGTTGTTGATAGTTCACTCCTCCTTGCATACCTTGACCAAGTCCACCTTGTGGATTTAACATTTGCATCATCTGCTTTAAGAGTTTTTGCTGTCCACCTGTCATGGTGGGCACTTTTTGCATTTGATCACCACCACCCATCTGATCCATTATCTTACTAGCTGCCATCGTTGCAAAAGGGACCCAAGCCATATAATCACCTATAAATTCTTTGTAAATTCTATCACTATAGTACTATCAGTATAAGCACTAAAATTCGCCGTTGTCGTCACTATAACATTTGTCGCATTAATTTCTAAAAATATATTGTCATTTGGAATTGGAACCGCGGTTAATCCTATCGGGTCAGTTGCAGCTCCGTAAGCTCTCGTTAATCTAAATTTATTATTCCAACCAACTATATTGTGAGGTACGCTCTTTGTTCCTATATTTGGTAACGCTCCAAAATCTACCACCATTCGATAAACTTCACGATTGATTTGTGGATTTCCGGGAGTAAAATATTGACCACTTGTCAATTTTTCGATAGGTATAAATAAAGCACCTTCTTTTAAATTGACTGTCGAGGCAATACCTTGATAGATATCATTAAGAGCATTACGCATTTCAATAGGATCTTCAGGCAATTCAACACTGACATCTAATTGATTTTGTAGACCCGGTATATTACTTGTAAAACTCATTTATTTTTTTCATGTAAAGCGGTTTTACATGCTCCTTTTTATTTACCAAAAATATTAGTGCCTGCCGCTCTGAAATAAATCTTCATGGCGTTTAAGACAAAGTTTTGCTGATGCGTGCTAAGTTGAGACATCTGCTCATCGCTGTTAGTTATAACAACAGACATATATTGTCCATAGGCGTTGGCAAAGAATCGATGCCAAGTATATTGTGCACTTAGCGTATAAAACTGTTGCTTGCTTTGTATCCAATATCCACCTTGTGTATACGCTGTAAACCCTGTTGAATCAACATTTATACTGAATGTGTTTACATCAATGAAAGCTACAATGTAATTATTACTGTTAAGTTGTGTTGTTCCGCCTACTTGCTCGGGGTTTATTTCATCACCCGTTAGCAAACCGTGGTTTTGACTGCTAATTATGCAAGGATTTGACAGAGTGACATTTTGAATGTAACCCGTTTTGCTATTAGATTGTTCCACGTTCTGATTACCAACGACCATATTTGCTTGGGCTGCTAATGTCGTATTCATTTTTAACTGAATATTCATAGCAGAAGGTACAGTTGCATCAAAAAGGAAATCAATAGAGTTAGATAATATATTTTGGCCAATTTGTTTTGCAGGATTAAAGTCCTTTGTTTCTAGGTATATTCTCGGAAATAATGCAACCAATCCACCGCCAACATAATTGCCGATATTTGTAACAGGAAAATTAGCCACAAATTCTTTTGTCGATGGATTCCATGCAAATAATCTAATATTATTAATGTCAACATACTGAACCATGTAAATTTGATCGTTTAATGTCGTAGAACCTAATGTAAACGGTGATGTAATCACAACAAAATTTATACCTGTTAGATAGATAATCTCATCGCTTTGGAGATTATGATTTTTTATTGTTAAAACTACATCTACACCGGAATTGACTATTATATTAGTCACAGATAAACTTTCTTGATCCATAGCATCTATAGTACTATCAGAAGCTGTTTCTACATCTGGGTAACCATAGAAATGTGCAAAACCCTGTTGATTTCCTGTTACGATCAAAGGCATTTTTATCTGCGTATTACTTTCCCACGCTACATTATAGTTATCCCAGAACACATCTAAACGATCCCATGTAACATTTTCTTGGTATTGAAAGTTTCCATAACATGTGACATTGTTTCTAAAAAATGCGTAAGTATTGTTTCTGTAGTTGTAAACTACTGTTTGATTCGGGAAATATTGACCAGTATAAAGAGTGTTAAAATCGGGATAACACCAATACACTAGCTCTTTTTTAAAATCACGAATACCTTGAACTCGTTTAACACCCTCATCCGAATTTAAAAAATCATAGACTATATCGGGAATATCTAAGTCAATACGTTTTACATCGCCTCCTGAACTTGCAACTATAGCTTTATCTGCTACAGCTAGCACACCATTATCGAATAAAACAGGTGAAAATGTTGATTCAGAGCCAAAATCTGATGAAATTCTTTCCCATAAAAATGGTATTCCATATTCTCCGACATACTGCAAACGCCACGTAGAACGTTCAAATTGTACTATTAAAGTATTTTTATAAAATGTTGCGCTGACAATTTCTTCATTAGTGGGTGCATCAATAAAACCGCCTTTTCCGAATATATCAGATTGCCATGCATCGGCTTGAACAGGACTTCCAATCTGTGCAAATCGGCATCTAGAAAAGTAATTCTGTGCATTTCCATTTGTTGTACCTTCCCATGTATTCAACGCTAACAAGCGACCGTAATATGGAATTAATATTCTTGCAGTAAAAATATAAGTAGGACCTGCAAGTGCAACAATAGGTTGAAAAGTTGTCCATGTTGAACCGTCGGTATACCGCATTGGAGAAAGTACATCGTTAACAAAATTTGTTTCAAAGAAAAGTCTTTTTGATGAATCAGAACCACTATAATTTGTAGCCCAAAAGAAGTCAGAATCCCTATTTTGCAAAGGATTTGTTCTATCCCACGTAACACTAGGAGATAAAAACTCTTGAAAATCACCACCTACAACCTTGTAAGCATATTTTGTATCAAACCAAACAGTTTCTTCATCGTTGATGCCTGCTATCTCTCTAACCCATATACCCATGGCAGGTAATGTAGGATAATAACTAAACGATGCTGTAGTTGCAACGCCTGCACCTGCTGTATGCGTAAGAATAACCACGCCGGTTAAATAATCAATCCAACCACTATTTCCACCCGTTGGACTTGTAAGAAGTCCATTTCCTTGGTCTGTAAAAACAATATCCGGGCCTGCTTGAATAGTTATAACAACACTACCTAGTTCAATTTGTGCGGTAGCCTCAGGTGTGATGGCAGGTGTAAAAAGAGAATATAAAGAATTGATTGTCCAAGGTGACGCACCAGAAACGCCAATAGATGCAACGGTAAATACACGTCTAAATCTGCCTATAAATTGCATACCTTCACGTTTTTTTACCTCTTCGCGCCATACATAAGCATTTTGAAGTTGCTGAAAAGCATCATCAACCAACAGAAAAGGCTTCTTATTTCTTTTCTGTGCTCCAGAGTTAAAACCCGATATGTCAATTGATTGCATTATGCTAATCCTATTGCAGTCCAGTAAAATGCTCCTGTTGATTGTGTTACAGAACATTTTATTTGAAAGTTATTATTTGTTATTGAATTTATCCAGGAAAAAGTTGCAGTAACTGGGGTTACTAAATTAAAACTTAAAGAAAATATTTGACTAAACGCTTTAGGATAAGCTGTTGTTTTTGTATTTCCACTTGTAAAATTATTTGTGCCATATTGCATAATTAATCCACCCGGAAGAAATGTCCAACCACCTATTTGAGCAGGTTTTGTTATATCATATGCCGTATATGTTCCAAACGTAGCATTATTTGTCTGATCTGCACTTGTTAATTGATATTCAGCACCATTATTTTCACCTCTAAAAACCAAATTTGCTTCAGCAGGATTTGCCCCTATTTTTGAATAAAAACCTGCTTCATTAGCTAATGTTATCGGTGGTAATGGTACTCCAACTTGACCTATAGTTCCTGGTTGTTCTGGCATCTGCAAGAATTTATGTTTACCTTGTCCTGCATCATTAAAAGCAACATGGTTAATAGCCTCTACAAGTGCAATTTGTTGAAAATTACCACGAATACGATCTCTAGTGCTCCCTAAAGTATCCCCACTGATTGGCACATCACTGACAAATGTCATCTAATTACCTATTGTATTTTAATTGTATTTTTGCTAACATGTAACTTCTTTCCGAATAATCCACATACATTTTCATCATTCAGACTTAAAAGAATAACTTCTATTTTGTTAGTTACGTCTGATAATATATGTTATGTTGTAAAATCAACAAACAATAAATTATTTCAATGTATTAATTAATTATAATTGTTTGTCAATCTATTATTTTCCCTTTCCAACTGCTTTTTTCTTAGCTAATGGCGGTGAAGGTTTCTTCTCTTTTAATCCCGTTCCATATTCTTGTTTTAGGGTCATAGGCATTTTCTTTCCGCCTTGATTGTGCCCTTCTTCTTGAAATGTTTTTTGTTTTCCTAAGTCTTTTTTCTGAACTTGGGTTTTATTACCACTGATTTTGACCATTGTTTTGTCCTATTTGATTTCTTGTTTCATCTCTATACATCGTATCAGATTGTCTTTTTCCTAATTGTGCATAAGATCTAGTATTAGCATTACTTAATTTTTCATCATAGTATTTTTGCATCTGTTGTATACCCATATCATCCAATCTGTCTTGATATAGCTTCTTAGCTACTCCGTAAACGATTAGTTCCCACCAGTCCAATTGTTCAGGTCTTCCTGATAAATTAGGAGATTGCAGACTTACTGTACCTAATAACGCCTGTGAAGGTCTTCTATAAGCTGTCATCTCTATAGTATATGCCTGATCTGGAACTGGGCGTAATACAAATTGATTTTGAAAAAATAACATCAAATATGGTTTACCTTGCACCGATTGCAAATATTGTATTGTGACATTGTTTCCTTGAGGTACTGCTTGTGTAAAAAATAAACCTGCAACATTACCTGTTTGATAATCAATTGTGGCACCCACTAGACAATCGCCAATAAGATTACCTGCGCCATCATCTGTTACGGCAAGTGATGATGTTGCTGTATTTGCAGATATAAGGATATTCTGTATCCTAGAAATATTTGGTTCTTTAAATGTTGGGGGATAACCTCCAGGAAATATTTGAGTACTAGATAATTCAGTGTCAGCTATTGGGTTATTATTGATACTTGCAGTTATTGGATATTTTTGTGTTGTTAGTGTGTATGGCCCTGTTGTTCCATCGCCTATCGCAAAGTTTTGAAGTTGCTGTCCAGACCAATTATAGTTATAGAAGCTAGCTTTATTTTGAAATAAAATCAAAGGTGCTTTACCACAATATGCAGGGGTTTCTACCGTCTCCCAGTGATCAAAATCAAAAGGGTAAGTGTCTACATTCTGAATTGTGTTAAATGTATATACATCTTGAAGTTTTAAGTTTCTAAATTCATTTGGTAAATCATAAAGATAAAAGCTATTGATATATTTGATAATTTTATCGAGTGTAACTTGATTACTATTACCAGAAGCTGACACCTCCTGAATTTTCTCGATTATATCCTGTAAATTTCCGACTGACATATTTTACCTTTATAAAAAGTCAACTGGGACAAATCTTACTCTTGATATTGTATCAAAAGATTTTGGTAGTTTTGTAGCACCTGTGGGAGCCTGTTCAACATTACTATAACGTCTGATCTTTTTCTTACAACCATTGAGATGTTTGACTACACCAAAAGGAATATCGCAAATTTCACCGTGAACTAGAGTATAATGTTGTATGCCTTCTCCCGGATATATGCGATAGGTAAAATCGAAAAAACCGCCTTCGGCTTCCGTAAACTCAAATTGACCTTTTACAAGTCTTTCATCTTCTTTACGCATTACTTTAATCATCGCTTCAACTTCAGCCTTAGGCTTATGATTAATTATTTTTTTACTTATTGATCTTACTAGCATTATTTACCTATTATTTAAGGGGGATGACAATTTGTCACCCCCCATTTTATTAAGCGTTATTTACAACGTTATTTCCGTTCGATTTAAACGCAAATACTTGCATGTTAGCGTTAGCAACGCCACAAGCACTTGTGCCAATGTTCATAACGAACTGCGCGCGATTATCTGAAGCATCTTGTAAATTCATCCCTGGAGGACTTAAAGGAATTGTTGCACTTCCATTGAGTGGCACAACTCCAGAACCCGCAGGAAAGCAAGTAGCAGGTGAACCATTTACTCCACCAAGATAATTTGCACTTGATGGTAAAGCAAATGCTGTGAATCCTGTAGTGTCATAATCTAAGACAATGGACGATTCAGTAGCCGAATTAGTAACAACAAGTACCCTTGGCGCACCAGAAATATTGCTTGTTACACTTCCATCACCTCTACCAGTTAAGAAACTTAATTGTGTCATTCCATATGCTACAGGAATGTTGAAATCAACACGTTCACCCACTGTAAAGTCGTTTTTCTTAGCGAAATAAACTTTAGCTTGAGTAGCTTGTGTGATACCAACTACAGAAATTACGTGAGGATACATAAATCCAGGGTATATTTTCTGATAAAATCCTGTTGTACCATTTGAAACAGAGAAACCGGCAGCAGCAGCAGTAGCAAAATATCCTAATGTAATACTTACACCGGCATTAACAGCCGTTATTTGAAATAACATAGAACTTAATTCTAATGCCGATACAACATTTATCAATCTAACCCAATCGCCAACATTAATACCTGTTGTTGTTCCTGTAAGAACAACGCCAGTTGTACCATCAATAGCTGTCATTGCAACTTTTGCATAAGTAGGAGGATTAGTTTGATCTATAAATGTAAAGCCACCACTTGTACCTTTTGAAGCGTAAGTTGTTACACCTGATCCAGTACTTGAAGGTTGACCTAGAGCTAAATAAGAACCTTGAGCCATCGTTTCATACCATTCGGCATAGATCGGATTAGCTGCTGTACTTTGTGCGCCCCAGTTAGTTAAATCCTTAACATAAATCCAGTCTGGTTTATCAGACATAGGAATGTTTTGCGCTACAATAGTAGCAGGATTCGTATAAGTCCAAGAACCTATATAAGAAAATGGTAAAGACATAATTTATACTCCTTATATTCCTGTTGATCTTAAATTCTGCACCCACAGGTCATTGTTGACACACTGTCCTTGATAAAAACTGCAAGCAGCAGCATGTCGAAGTCTTGCGGGATCATTTAAAACACCTGGTGGCGTATACATATACTTAGCTCTTCCACCCGCTTGAAATACTACTTTATAACCTTCGTACGCTGCGATAAAGCAATTAGCAACATCATTACCTAACAAAGAAGCGTTTTTGCTAATGGAACCTTGTGACGATTGGAACGCTCGGATGTTATTAACACCACCCCATTCACTGGAAAGAGTATCGATAGATCCTGTACCATATTCAAACTTACGTCTAAAACCTGTAATGTTATTCAACACAGGGATCATACGAGAGTGACACATCATCGCGTAGGCATCACCTAAAGGAGATGTACCGATTTTTCTTGATGCATCAATCATATTTGTGATATACTCGCCGTCGTTAGTCTGTAGCAAAGCAACGATTTCATCAAGATCTGATAAAGCAGCTTCAGTTGGTAAATCCCCATTGGAACCCCCTACAGAGTTGATTACCGATGCTGAACTTTCCAAATTGTCTCTTTGAAGGATGTCACTAGTTTCTTTATAAGCCTGTCCAAGACGTGCTGCGGAGGCATTAAGAATTGGATCTTGGTTCGTAATAGTTACTTGACGGGTTAAAACAATATACGTTGCGTAATTTCTTACACGACAATCAACATCAACACGACTCAAAAGTTGAGACGGTGGATTTAATTGCGCATTGTCGATAGGCACTTCGAAAGTGTCTAAAGCATCATAGCGAGATTGACGATTGATAAAACCGTCATTATCTTGCACTTCAATAACAGATGCAAACAGATTATGAATACAATTTCTTTCGGGTGTTGAAAGAAGTTTGTTTGTATAGTTCTGTTGTATCTGAGAAGGCATGTTTCCAAGATTAACTGACATAACTAAAACCTATGGTTTAGAAACCGTTAGCTTTAGCAGCATACCCCATCATCTCTTCATATAATCGCTTATTATCTGCTTGAGTAGATACAAATGCTTGAGCAATAGGACGTTTGTCATACGCTGTCGGAGATTGTACCGCTTTAGCGTTTCTCTCTAGTTTTTGTACGACTTCTTTTTTGTGTCTAGCATCTGGAACTTTATCAAGTAGCCCTAAAGCTTTAATATATTTGTAGCTATGTAAACCCATTTTGTACGGATCTGCAAACGAAGCGATGGTTGCTGCAAGCTCTGGTTCTTGTTTTTCTAATATTTCTAACGTATCAACATTAACAACGTCATCAAAGTCAGAATATTGAGACCGTAGGTTTTGGATTAGTTTTTGCTGATCCTGTTGAGCCAGTTTACTTTCTAGCTCTTGGATTTTTTTTTCTAAAGGCTGTACGGCTTTACGTGCAATGCCTTTAACTCTACCCGCAGGCACAAAATCTTCGTCCGCATCTTCGGGTTCGGCAATAGTTTCTTGTGCTTTAGATTGCTGCGTTTGCATAAACCTATTAAGCATTTCATCCTTTTGCTTGATCTCCCATTCCATCTCTTTTTGACGCTGACGCATCGCTCTGAAATCTCTGTCTTTAATTTCATCCCTTTTCTGGGCTTCATTATCGACTGATTCTTGGCTTTGCATTGATTCATCATTAACAGATTCCAGAGGTGCAACCTCTTCATACTCGCTATTTAGATCCTGTTCAGTCATGAATTTCCTTGTTTGCAGAGGTCACCTGCGTTTCAACCATTTAAAAAATTAGACAAATTACTTTATGTCTAATTAAAATTTAATGTTTATAGGTGATTTTGTCTAGTTAAAATTTGGATTTAGTGATATATATTTTTTTACTTTAAATAGGTTAGAAATGGATATATCAAATAAAAGAATTTGCAAAGGTTGCTCTCTTATCTATATTAGAACACCTGAAATGTTTGGTAAACAAAATTATTGTTCAGAAAAATGTAAACCAAAGAAATTAACAAAAGAAGATCAAGAGGAGATAGCAAAAGAAATGTGTTTAAAATTAATGGATTTTGGATTCTCTAAAAAACAAGTTGAAGATTACAAAAACGGCTGTTGGCTTAGATATTTTATTAAGAGTGATATTGGATACCATAAAAGAAATTTATTTTGTTCGTCTAACAAAGATATTAAATTAAAATTCCTTAGAGAAAAAAAAATTGAACAATATGAATTAGATTTAATTTACAAATAAAATTTAAACAGGTCGATTATCAAACGCATCAAAGAGCGTCACCCTTGGCGTTACATTCTCATATGGAATAACTCCAGAAGCTGATGGCACACAACAAGGTGGGCTTGTTCCTGGTTGATTAAGATTAGCAAGAGAGAACGGATTCCACGTTGTTGTATCTATGTTAGTTGTAATACTATCACTAGTGATAGCAAATATGCGTGACCGAAGCTGATTAATTTCATTCATACCAAAAGCTTGTTCTACTCTAAAACCTACAATTTCACCTATAGTAAATTCATGATCGGTGGTAAATGTAACAATGGCATTTTGTTCATTTGTAATATTTTGGATATAGGCTTTACTTGGAAAAAAATTGTTATTTGCCACGAAGTTTCCTATCTTTAAATCCGGGAACAGGATAATAGATAGGTGTCTTTTCGTCTTTCATTCCTGCTTTATAAAAACCGAAATGATCGAGTCTTTCTTTAGAGTATGCAATAATATCTTTAAGAAATTCTTTTGAATATTTCTTTGCTTCACTAAATATTGTAGGCCATTCAGATCTATGAGGCAGACACCAACAAAACAGAGTTTCTTGACTTTTGGGATTTGTCCAATAAACCTGTGTGTTTTCTTCAGGGTATGGTCTATATTCCTGTCTAATAACACGCCTTGGAATCATATTTTTAAGCAATAAGTCTTTCTTCTCGTGTATGACAATATAGTAGGGTCTATCTTCAAATGGATTACTTGCAATAGCTTCATTTAAATCAAAAACAAGTTGGGGCATAAGCTCTCTTGCCATATCCCCGACTTGCACTCGTTCTTTAGACTTTGCAGCAAGCTGAGCAATTGTTCCGACTGTATCTCTATCGGCATATTTGCTCTTAGTCATATCTGTTACCGCTAAATGCTTGTTTACGGATTTGCTTAGCTTCGCTAGTCATAAGCTTATCTTTTCTTTCCATATATTGATTTGCTTTGCCCATCATGCTACCCGCAAATTCTTTTTCGCCCGGTTGATAGTCTTTATCTGACATGCCAGATTGTTTTTTCATATCATCTTTCATATTGTCTCCTTAGCCTGTTGGCTGATTTAAAATTAATTTACATTGCCTTTGGAACTTCAACTTGTTCTGCATAACCTTCTTTTACTTCCAGATCTTTTATGTTATGCATAAGATTTATTTTTTCGGCAAGGTGCGTTGTATCCATTCCCTCTAGTTCTTTTAGTGCCTTGATAAGATTCAAAATACCCGCTGTTTCTTCTTGCTGTGATCTTTTGATTTTTTCTTGTGCAACCGCAACATCTGTTTGTATTTTAGCCGTTCTTTCTTTTGCTAAACCATCTTGTGATCTTGCATAACTCAACTTCGTTTCATTATCTACTTGCATTTGTTGCAATTGCATTTCAGACATTTTTTGTTGTTGTTCTTGCATAGCTTTTTGTCTTTCTTGCATTTTCTGCATGATGCGGTCTTTATTTTGTATAGTCATGCACTCGACTATCTCTTCCGCGGGGAATACTTCACCGAATCGTTGCTGTAGTTCGAATAGTTGAGCAAGCTCTAATTGCTCTTGTGTCTCTGTCAATACACCTTTAACTACTTTTGCACCATAATTAAAAAATGCTTTATCATCAAATTCAGGTGTTGGCTCTTCGCCTATCACTTGCTTTACTTTACCATAGCTCCAAAAGTGTTGGATCATTTGTATGATAATATCACCGCATTCTTGTTGTGATTCATCGAAGTTGTCAAAGTACTTTTGTAGAGTTGTTAATCCTGCACTCTGACGTAGAAGAGAAAGTACACCTGCTTTATCATCAACAGCAGCACCTAACAATTCCTCGTTAACACCTGAAATTTCCCTCATAACTTGCTTAAGCATGTCTTCCATTTGTAACATGACGGGAGAGGGCGGGATGATCTGCATAGGTTGCACATCATCCATACTATACTGTGACTTATCGCTGATAACTAAAACACGTCCATTACCAACGTTTAAGCTATCGTCTGGAGTAAGTAAAGCACCTTTTCTAACCTTCAATCCTTGTTGCTGTGAACTAAGGATATCTAAATCAGTCACTTTGCGAACGTCAAAAAGATATTGCGCATCACGCATATCACGAACCATGCCCTTAAACTTGTAGCTTATGTACGGAGTATCGGGATTAAAATTTCCGTAAAATCCAACGTAAGGGTAGCGATCTATGCCATATGGACGCTGTTCGTCACTCATTACGCGACCATTAATCAATATGGCACGGCTAACGGTTTGTTTAGGCTTACGAATTAGCTTCAATTTACCTTCGAATTGCATCATGATGATACGAATATCTTCTTCATCACCGAAAATTTCTTTACATTCTTGTGTGTTTTCATCTATCGCATAGATAGCCTCTCTTGTCGAAAGATACCAATATTCATCGATTGCCATAAGGTGTTTAATAGTTAACCCGAAATTCTCGGGCATATAATAGAATTTATCATCTTGAGCATTAAGAGAAGGTGTATTTTCTATTTCTTCGGCGTGATCGGGATACAGAAACTTTGCTTCTTCTTTAGAGAAATACTGTCTTGAGTGTATGAATCTACAATCGGAAAGATCTTTTTGTCTAAAAAATGGATCAATCATAATCGATTTAAAATCGACATATCTTAGTCGTATATCAGGTGACACGGGATCGGTAGAATAATCGGGAAAGATAGAAACAAGCCCAAAACCTGTTACAAGTGAACCTCTTTCAAACGCATCTGAATATATGCCATATCCATTTGTTTTGTGTACGTGAAATAAGCATTTAGTTAGTTGATCGGCAGTCTTTTGAACGGGTGATTTTATCGGTATAACGATAGTAGATTTGCGATTTCGTCTTTGATGTCCCGTCACCATCATTACAGTTGAATGTGTCAAGTTGAAGTTAAACATTCGGCGTTTCTGGTGCATACCAGTTGGATATAATGCAGACCACATATCAGGATCACCAAGCCATGTTCTTTCGTCTAGATCTGCTTGACCCCATTGCACTTGTAAGTTAGTTATAGAGTCGGTGTAGTTCGATTGAATCATCTTTTTGATTGAGTAATCTTTTTCTACACCTGGCCACGTAAAAGGATCCGAATTTCTAGGAATAATTACCCCCGATGGAATACGCTATATTATTTATTTCAAAATAACAGTGTCAAGGGTTTATTTCAATTAATCTTTTGATGAGTCTTATTTGAGATTTTTTAAAGCATGTGATATTTTATATTCAACTTTCGGTGTTACTTCAACTTCTTCCCCATACCAATCGTTTTTCTTAGCCATAGGTCTTACCATTGCGATAATTCCTTTCAATTCAAGCATCATTGAATTAAGTCGCTGCATGTTTTCTTCGCACTTCTCATTGAGTCGCTCAATCTTACTTATCATGTGTTGTATTTTACAAATATCTTGATCATGTAAAGCGGATTTACATTGTAATTCGTTAGTCATTATAACCCCCAATATGCATTAATTGCTTTTATGTCGTCATCGCCACCTTTCTTAGTCTGCTTTACAAACCTTAAACCCTCAGCTAAATATCTAAGAGAATCGTTATAATGACTTGACCAATCGTGACATGGTTTTTCTTTATACACTTTCTTGTGTTCATCGTATTCTCTGTGATAATTTTCAACAGACTTGATAAGAGGCATACATTTTGAGCTATTGATGATGATGCGAGATGACAATAATACTTTAACCGCCTCTATTCCGTCTACAATAAATGATCTAGGTACAACTGTAACAGGAATTTGCATATCTTCCAATATTTCCCTTCGTGTTAATCCTGTTGATAGCCCATCAACATGCTCTACATCATGCGGAAATAGATAAGTTCCATATTTATAACCTTTATTTGTCAATAAATCTTTATACCAATGTAATGTCTTATTGCTGTGTTCTTCACAATCTATAATCTTAATTTGATCGCCATCAATCTGAAAAAATATAATAGCCGTCGAATCATCCCATCCTAAGTCAAAACTAACGTGCACTAGCTTGTATGGGTCATAGTTAAGAGGAATAATTCTTTCTTCGTTTCTCATTTTTGTAATAAGTTTAGCATAGAAAGCACCATCAACACCTCTATCAAATGAACAACCATATTCTTGTTGTGCCAGCTCTTCACTCATACCTTCTTGAATTTCTTTTTTTACATCTTCATCGGTAAGAATGCCAGTATCTTTGTATGTGAGTGTTTGTGCCCACCAATCGGGCTGAGTATTTGCCATCTGATAAAGATCGTAGAAATGATTGCGCCCACGTGGAGTGCTGATAAAGATTGCTACACCACCATTAATTTTGAGAATAGGTCGTATAAAATCCCACGCATCAGGTGTTTGTAAAGCATATTCAGAAAATACAACGATTTTAGGGTTAGTACCCATTAAGCTGTCAATATTGTCTGAACCAATAAGTTGGAACAAAGAACCGTTTGTTAGACGTATCTTCATCTCTTGTTGATTTTTTTGTGCTATATATTCTTGTGGAATGTAATCTAGAATACGAAATCCGTCATTTGTTGTTGAATCCCAAATAACTTTTTTGGCTTGTGAGTATGTAGGCATGACATAAAAACAGGTGCATGTTTCTTTTATGATTTGCTCTATACACCAGTTAAAAATAGTTAAGTCTTTACCAGCACGCCTATGACAACACCATATTAAACGTTTAATGCCTCTATTCAGGGCTAATAGTGGTGGTATCTGGTAAATTCTCGGGTAAAATTTCGATTGGACTTCCGGTATCATTGACATAGTTTACTTTAAAAATGGATTGAATAACTTGTTTACTTTCTTCTTTGTGATCACGTTGATTTAACCTTTGCTTTCCTAGCCATATCAAGAGCGTGTTATCGCCTTTCTCTGTAATGCCTAATGCCTTTGCATATTGGTGTGCTCTTAAAATAGATTCACCTTTAGATTTCTTTTCGGAAGAATACTCGGTGAAACCTACACCATATTTTTCTTCTACTCTTCTGTAAAAAGTTTCAGGGTGCATAGCAAAATATCCTGCTATTTCTGTACCCATACAACCAGAAACTAAAAGATCATCTACTTTTTTCCAATCAATTGGTATTTCAGGTCGTGACATTTTCACCGTTTAATTTAATTGAATATTCTTTATTATTTTTTATCATCCAGTTCTTCCAGCGATTAACAATAATATCACAATATCCCGGACTTAATTCTATTCCATAGCAAATACGACCAAGCTGTTCTGAAGCCATTAAAGTGGTTCCTGATCCTAAAAATGGATCATAAACGCCATTACCTTTTGCAGTATTATTTCTAATTGGTCTTGCCATACATTCTATAGGTTTTTGAGTGCTGTGAGCTGTTCTTTCTTCACCATCTTTGCTTGATTTACCAAAACAATTTAGATTAGAAATTTCCCATGTTGTAGCTTGATCTCTTGCGCCTTGCCAATTATGAGCTTGACCTTTTTTGACAGCATACCAACAGGGTTCGTGCTGCCAATGATAATCCCCTCTTGATAGAGCAAAATGTTGTTTGACCCATATGATTTGGCTTATGATTTCATAATCCACTTGCGTTAGGCTATTCTCTACCTCGCTACAATATTTACCTGCATGCCAAACATAAGCAACATTCCCAGGGAATAGATGCCAAGCTAAAGACCAGTTTACTTTGTCATCATTTTGTACTGTTCCAAGAGCTCTTGCTGCAACTCCTTGTTTTCCTTTTATATCTTTACGCCATGATGGATCATATTCAACACCATAAGGCGGATCTGTTACCATTAAAATAGGCTCTGCACCATTTAAGCATTTAGTTACATAATCAGGCAAAGTACTATCGCCACATACTAATCTATGTTCGTTTAACTCATAAACATCGCCAATTTTTGTTTTAGAATCAGCATCGCTTGATGGGGATAATGTTTCTTCATCGTCTTCTATAATTTCGTTAGATTCAATTTCCAATACGATGCCAAGTTCCTTTTCGGACATACCCATTTCAACTAGGTCTTCTATTTCATAATCACAAGCCAAGATGTCATAATCAAATTCCCCGTGATGCAAGTTATCTAATACAACACGTTTTTTCATAGTTTCTTCGTCAAGGTTTTCAACTACTATGCACGGAACCTCTTTAAAACCTATTTTCTTAGCAGCTCTTGCCCTTTGGTTGCCAGCATATATGATTAGCTTTCCATCTATAGAATTTACAAGGCATGGGCGCATTTTAAAGAATTCTGGATCGTCTTTGATATTTTTGCAAAGCTTTTCAAACTGGTTTTTGTCTATCTTACGAGGGTTTTTTTCATGAAACTTTAGCTTTGATATAGATAGGGATTGTATATTCATTCCCGTAAAGTATTTAATTTATTAATATTATGCAATCTTTTTTCTTGCTTTCTTTTTGATCAAATGTTATTCTTTGAACATAACCGAACGAAAACGATTAGCCATTGTTGATAATATCGCAGTGAGACGAAAGCAGATTAGTAAAGTTATAAAAACAATAACACAACAAAGGAAAATATATGAAAGTAAAAACATTAATCAAAGCTTTAGAAAAAGCAGGTTTAACAGTAGAGCAAGATAAATACCGTAACGGTCAGTATATCTGTAAAGCTGCTATTTACATATGCACATTTTACAAAAATGGTGCTGATTCTGATGAAGCAGTGTGTGTAAATGTTAGAAGACACAACGATGAACATGATTCACAATCCGATTATTCAGCAGGCTTTTTTGCTAAAACAATAAAACAAGTGATTCAAGTTTTAATAAACGAATAACAAACCGCCCTTCGTGGCACAACAAAAAAAGGAAGAAAAAATGAAGATTTATTTAGATGATTGCGGAATGAGATATAAAAAAGAAATTGTAAAACTGCTTGAAAATGAAGAGCTTTATAACTGTAATTTCCATAATACAGATTACGAGATTTTACCTAGTGACGATATTTACATTGATGACGTTGATGATGAAATCTTAGGTGTAAATATTTTAAATAAAATTCAAAACAAAATTGAAGAATTAACATATCCAAATTAAACAAATTAACTGCCGAGCAGGCAGCAAAGACAATAACAACACAAGGAAAATAAGATGAAGAAATTTGAAAAGTTTTTAGAAAATATAAAAAATGCCACACTTGAAGAATTAGATTTTATGCTTAGAAATCGTGTAAAATCTTGGTATGAACTTTTTATGCTATCATTTGATACTTCAATTCCAAAAGAATCAGGTATAGAATATTTGTACAATAATTTCGGTGATATGATTGATTATGAATCTTGTAAAGAAATTTATGATTTTGTTTATAAATTGAAAAATACTTCACAAATTGAAATACTTTTTGATGAAATTGTCAAAAGTTTTGTAAATACTTTAGAATATAAAAAAAGAATATTAGGAATAAAATGAACCAAAAAAATAGCATGATGCTACATATCAGACTTGATGTCGATACACACAAAAAGATGAAACACATCTGCGTTGATCGTAGTATGTCGATACAAGAATATGTTTATGAACTTATAACAAAAGAGGTGAAAAATGTTTGAATACATCATACAAATTATTTTAGCAATTGGAATTTCTAGTGTGGTATTTTATTTTTTTAATAAACCCAAAAAAATATATATTGTGGATCATGATTACGGATGGTTAGATATAAAGAAACATCCTATACCTGATGACGATATATTTTATAAATATATTGCAACAGATGGAAAAAAAGTTAAAGCGATGACGGGATTTGATTACAACAAAAAAGGTGATTTATTTTTATGTTCTTATGATAAAACATTAATAAAATTTTGGATGCCTTACCCTCAACCGCCAAAATAAAGAAACCGTGTAGTGTTTCTAGCCACTACACGGAAAGTAAACCGATCAACTACACAAGGAGACTTTAAACAAGGGATTTAAAGTTATATTTGACATATACCAAATGAAAAATATATCGTATAGAAAAAAATTGAGGTGGATATGGGTTTATGTGCGCCTAGTTTCCAAAAGCCGATGTGGGATCATGCAAGAAGTTGTTGGGTAGTTGGAGATACAAGAGTACCGAATTGGACACCTAATGAAGTTAAATTTACTAGACATGACCCCGAAGGGCATTGGGATAAATTAGAATCAAAACTTGAAAAAAAGGAAGAAAATATGCTAGATGAAAATGACTCAAAAATAATTGTTGAAAATCTTGAGAAAAGATTGAAAGATTTAAAATCTGCAAAAAGAAATAGAGTGTCACAAATTGCCACCCTTGGTTCAAACTTAAAAGAATTACTTGATGAAATTAATGCGCTTGAAATTATTTTAGAGAAATTTATTGAAAGTGACGATGATGAAGAATAGTTTCATAAAATCGTGGATAATTTTCATTTGTTTTGCATCTATTTTCCCTTTTTGTGAACCTGAATATCCCAAATCACCAAAAGGTATGAATGGTGTTGATCAAAATTCTTAAATTATGATAAAAAATAACAAGAACAATTTACTGATATGTTTAAGAACTTGGATTGTTTCTAGAAATCCGACGGCGTAGCAATTGTGCTACGTCGCCGTTTTACAGAGAGATAGGTATTTTATCAGGTTTTTTTATCTATCTTGCTGTAGATGTAAAGCAGGTTTTACATCTTAAAATCTATCCCCATCTCTTCTTTCACCCCATCTTTTTCAAAATCTATATCACCGTGAAAAGATAAATCTTTAAGATTTGTAGCACAAGCCGACACTAACATCACAAGAGCTGAAAACACTATAATTTCTATAAAAATCATACGCATAAATTCCTCCTTAATGTATACTATTCTTTACACTTATCAAAATGAAACATTAAATGCTAGCTTACGATATACAAGAAAACTTTTTAAAAACTGTTGATCAGACTCTCATAAAACATAAGAAACATGAGTTACAATTTGACTTTTGGAAAAGTGAGTCTGAAAGTGAAATTGAGCGATTGGTAAGAGAGATGGCAGAAGTGAAAGCTTCAACAACGAAAGTTAGAAAGGGGCTTTACGCAGAGAATGGCAGTCTTAAGAAACGAGTGCTAGATCTTGAGGAGAGGCTTGCTATAATCGAGAGGAATATTTGCAATGGAATATAATTGGCTATTAATTTTTCAATTTACAATGATTATTTTAGGAAATTTTACAATGTATAAATTTGGTCACTCACGCGGTGAATGTTATACAATGAAAAGAAACAATGAATATTTGAAATCTTTAATTGAAGGGTGGAAAAAAAAATACGATGACAAATGATCACTGCGAATATTGCGATCCTGAATTTTATGTAATCTATGGAAATTGCCCTTTGTGTCAGAGAGAATGTGAACCACCACTCCAAAAAATTGACGGTATTGATTATTGGTATAATTCATCTGAAGGCATTAAAAGATTTTGCGACAATTTAAAAAAAGATCAAAAGAAATTTAATCAAGAGTTGAAATAATCTCAATCTCAATCGCATACTCATGCGGAACGCCTTTAATTTGATCATATGTGACTTGTATGCGCTTATCGTTATCAGCCTGACCGATTGCCTTGTTTTTAACTAAAAGCTCGCAAATCGCATCTAATACATATTTTTGGGACATAGGTAAATTATCATGTGAATCGAGAAACCTGGGGGCTATTCTTGTTAGCTTGATAAGACAGGGAAGCATTTCAGGTGTCACCCTATTTGCTAGCGCAAATCTAATTGCCTCTTTCTGCTTCTTATGTCTCTTATGTTTCTTAGTCCAATGCTCACGAGATAAGTTAGCTTCTGATACGGTCTTTATCGGAAGCTTTATTTTCATCTCAAAACCTCGTCACTTTTATCTATGATGTCTATCACTTTCTGAAAACCCCACCCTAGGCTCTTTATTTGCCACGTAGTAGCTTTCTTTTGATGATGTAGGGTAAATGCATAGCCATTCTTTATTTCTTGCACATCAACGCTTATTCGCAGTCTATGATCAGGTTCTGGGTTCATGCTCTGATGTATAGCAGTTTTCTAGTATTTTCGTACAATTCAATTTAAAGAATTTTTTAAAATATTTCTATAATATCTTACCGATGATTTTATCTTGACTAAGACTGAGTCGGTTAAATCTACATCAAATTTCATTTCATAAGCGACTAAAGCGGATGATAGAAGTACTGTTATAATATTTATAGAGGCTATAGGTTCTTTTTCTCTGAACATTTCTTGTACTTTTTCTAAAAAATCCACATCTTTTTCGTTCATTGTTTCTCGTTGGGTTAGGTTAAATTAGATAAACATTATCAGTCGTACGATTTTTTCGTACATATCAAATCAGCGACAAATCATTTTTTTAGGTGGTTGCCGCTGATTATCACAATTTTTTAGTAACCTAATGTTCGCTTATCTTGACCATCGATTATCTCAATAGCCACATTTTCAGCAGCAAAAAGCCTGCTAGTTATTCTTTTGGAATAGACAATTTCAAATTCATTTCTAGTAAAATTTGAAGTTATAATCGTTGGAAGCATTGCATTATAGCGATAATCTAACAGACTAAAAAATACTTCTCTTCTAAATTCAAGATCACGGTTTGAAAATTTCTCGGGATTTATACCAGAACCCACATCATCAACTATCAATAACTCATGATCAATCATTGATCTTAAAGTATGTAAATAATCCCCTTTGCCTTCTGAAATTCCAAGTCTCAATTTTCTTAATAAATCTTCTTCTTTCCAATATCTAAAATCATTGAAATTTGCAAAACACCAATCTGTAAGAGCAGCACAAAGATATGTTTTTCCAATACCTGCTGTTCCGTGATAAACTAACATGTTTTTGGGTTTTTTCATCCACTCGTTAACGGCTGACGTAGCTTGTGGGTTTCCCTCCAGTTTGCAAAGAGACGCATCCCTATATCTTTCTCCAAAACTTCGGAATTTGTAATCTGCGATTCTTTTTTCTCGCTCAATTCTTGCGTTTTTTTCTCGGTCTGCATCGAGTTGTTCTTCTGTGTAAATTCCTTGCTCTGTCTGCATGGTATTTCTCCTGTATGTTTGTTTATGTTGTTTATAGTCCGCTCTTTCTTGATGATGGCTTTGCAAAAACTGGCTAATTCTCGCACATTACCCTTATGTTTTTCAAGTCTTTCATGCAACAGCTCAATTTCTTGCGCCGTCCAATCTGTATTTTGCGTAACTGCTAATGAGAATAAATCTTGTTTTGTCAAGGTCTGTTCTTTTCCATTAAAATCTAAAATTTTTAAATTTCCGCCCTGCGGTTCAATCAAATCAGATTTCTTTAGATTTTCTTTTGATAAGGTTTCTTTTGTGACTCCTAAATTAGGAGGGGTCTCCCCTCTCGAATTAGGAGGGGTACCCCTGTCAATTTGGGAGGGGTAAGAATTATTTGAATCTTCATGTATAACTAGTTCATAGAAAGTCTGTTGCTTACCGGTTTCGCCGATTACTTCTTTTGAAATAAGACCTTTTTCAATTAATCCATCGGTGGCAGTTTTTATATTTGATGGGGTTGATCCTGTTAATTTTTGAAGTTGAGAAATACTGATGCGATCTCTTATTTTATGCCATCCAAGTGTTTTTCTCATGATGACAAGCAGGACTTTTAACTCTACTTCTTTTAAAAGAGGAAGCCATTTATCGAATAGATCGTTTGGAGCTTGTGTATATGTTGGGGCAGATATTCTCATGATTGCTTCCTATTAAGTTTAATTTTTAATAGGGAGATAACAAGCAGCTAACACGAAAAACAGCTTGAAAAGAAATAAGAATATTGTGTACTTTATTTGATCAGTCGTAGTAGATTGATCTTACACAACACTCTTATTTCCTTTGTAGTGCTGTTATTGTCGTGGTTAGGTGCTGTTAACATCCCCACATTGAAGCCCGCTATAAAAAGCGGGCTTTTTTCATTTATGCTACTCTTCTTTTTCTTTCTTTGAAATATCAAATCCGATGCTTATCGGGAAAAACACAAAAATAATGGCTTTCGTCTTCTTTATCAACGTTAATCTTATGACCCAACATAATTACCCTGATTTTGTTCATTCCTTCTTCTGTAGTCACAATGAAGCCTTCTCGTTCAAGTATTCGCATTGTGTGTGCAAAAGGAATATATTTTTTTCTTTTAAGAAATATCTTGCCGTCTTTTGTTGCCATTTTTGTAAGTGATAAATAAAATACAACCGACCATGCACATTTTTTATGAAGATGATCAAGGCATTTTTCACAGTTATTTAAATAAACCAACATATTTCCCCTTGCATTTATTTTCATAATCTTGCAAAACATTATTTTAATCAAGGTGACAAAATGAAAGATGTGTTACAAGAAATATTTTCCGATCCGTTGGTTTGTTGGATAGTCGGCATTACGATTTTTTCGATCATTTTCATTGTGTCAATTTCGTATTTTATACAGTGACAACCCAATCTTTAGCTTTCACTTTGCCACCCGTTGCCTCTTCGATTTTCAAAATCATTTCTATTCTCGGCATCGTTCTCCCACTTAACCAGGTAGTGAGCATCTGCGGCAGTATACCTAATTTCTTTGCAAAAAAAGATTTTTTGATGCCATTTGCTTCGAGATATTCATTAAGTTTCATTATATTTTTACACCTTTTTGTGTTTTTTCTTGCATTAAATTATTTATCTATGTTAAGATTTAAGATTAGACAATAACACAACGCTTACTTTTAAGCAAAGGAAAATTTTATATGACAGCATTTATGACACCCAGATGTGAGTTTCTAATGTACCTTGAAGACAGAAATTCTAAAGAATCAATCGTCGATTATCACTATAAAAAGATGGAAGAATTTAAAAATGAGGCATTAGAAAAGCTGACAAAACACCTAGGAAATAACTACATTCAACAAATTTCAAAATCATTGGCTATTGCATGTATCGATGGATACCAAGGTGCTACTCAAATGTTTTACAATCAATTCAATCTAAATGATGCACATCTTTACGCTCTCATGGATGATTTTGAATCTTTTGAAGATGAATACGAGAAACTTTAAAAAGTGTCCGAGTTATTTCGATTCGGACAAAAAATAGACAAAATTAAAAAAACAAAAAAACACAAAAAACAAAACAAGGAAAATAAAATGAGACTAGAAGGCAATTTCACAATAGAAGATTTAGAATTTATAATATCTACATCAAAAGACTCTTTAAAAATAAATTTAACTATTTATAAAGTAAACAAACTTAATTATTCAAATAGACTACAAATAGAATTTGAATATCCTGAATTGGAAAAAGAAGATTTTTTGCCAAAACTGTCGGCCACTAACCCATATTAAAAAATGTCCAAATAAAAACACAAAAAAATAAGGAAAACAAAATGAATTTTTTACCAGATGATTACCAGGCACCAAAACCAACAAGCCAACTTTACTTGAAGCTCCAAGACGGAGAAAATAGAATCAGAATACTTAGTCGCCCGATCATTGGTTGGGAAGACTGGTCGTTAGATCGAAAACCAATTCGCTATGAGATGACAAATAAACCTGCAAAATCTATCGATTCAACAAAGCCGATGAAGCATTTCTGGGCGTTTATCGTTTATAATGTTTTAGAAGAACAAATTCAGATTATGCAAATCACCCAAGCTACAATTAGAAGTTGCCTAGAATCTTTATCAAAAGATCAAGACTGGGGTTCACCTTTTGAATATGACATTAAGATAAACAAAAAAGGTGAGAAGATGGAAACAGAATACACTGTAAATCCTGCACCTCATAAGTCTGTATCACAAGAAATATTAAAGGCATTCAAAGATAGACCGATTCAACTCGAAGCTTTATTCCTTGGTGCTGACCCTTTTAGCACTGAATGGAAAGCTTATACGCCTTTGATGTGTGACGCTGAAGAGTCGAAAGTGACGCCGATAATGGGTGAAAAAGTCGATGTAAAGCCGTTTGACATTACAAAGTGTATTTCAGATGAGCAGTTTATTGAATTGTCTGAATTACTGCAAAAATGCAATATAGATACTCAAAAAGGCTTCAAAGAATATCTTTTTAAATCATTAAATATTGATACAATGCAAGACATAGAAGGTAAAGATTATCAAAAAATAAAAGATATGTTGAAAGTTAGGGCTGATGAAAATCAAAAAGCGTTGTTAGAAAAAGAAATGGCTGATACTCCAGAAACTAGAGGTAAGAAGAAATAATGATTGAAACAAAATACATTGATATCAGAGGAAGAAAAGAGCATGAAGCAATTATAAAGGATGCCAAAAAATGTGAGGAACTGGGATTGGATCAGTATTATGAAACAATTGTTTATTTGAAAAGGTGGGGAGGTTGGTTAAATGATGAAACCTAAAATAATCGAATGCGAACAGGGTAGCCAAGAATGGCTTGCCCTCCGACGAACCAAAATAACCGCCACAGATAGTGGCGTTATCCTTGGATTAAACCCTTGGAAAACACCATTACAACTTTTTGAAGAAAAGCTTGGACTTCGTGAATTGCAGCCAGTAAACGATAAAATGAGAGAAGGATCTCTCATGGAAGAAGAGGCAAGGGATTTTCTTAATCAAATGGGTGACACTAACTATAAACCTATTGTTTTAGAATCTGTTGATTTGCCATTTATGATGGCGAGTTTAGACGGTATGAATTCAGTTGGAGATATTGTAGAAATCAAGTGCGGTAGGCGTTCTTATGAAAATGCAGAAAAAGGAGAAGTTGAACCATATTATTTTTCTCAATGTCAAAAACAAATGTATGTGGCAAATTGTGATAGTATTCTTTATTTTACTTATAGAAATAAAGAAGAACATTGTTCCATTAGAATTCATCGTGATGATACCTTCATCGAAAAGATGATCGAAGCTGAAAAGCAGTTTTACAAGTGCATGATGGATTTTACGCCACCCCCTGCCTGCGACCGAGATTTCGTTCATAAAGGCGATAAGGGCTGGTATAAACACGCTACACTATGGAGACAAGCTAAGCGCGACTTAAAGCTGTTAGAAGCAAGAGAAGAGTGTCTACGTGAGGAACTCATTAACATGTGTGACGGTCAATCGTCACAGGGTGCAGGCGTGAGGATTTCTCACACAACACAAAAAGGACGTGTTAACCTTGCTAACATACCAGAATTAAAAAATGTAGACCTTGAAAAATATCGTGGTAAAAATGTAAGCTCGTGGCGATTTACAGAAGTGAAGAGTGAAGATGAATGATTTTATAGTTTTTAAACACCTACACGAAGATAAAGAAAAATGGTGGGGTGAGGGTGAATGGGTATCAGAACCCGATAATGTAGAATTTATTTATAAAGATTACAGGTGCATAATTATAAGGATTGTTGCTTTTGAAGGTTTAGGAGGGGACCATGTTTTCGGTGGTCATTTATGTGGTTATGTGCAAATTCCAGATGATTTGAAGTTATTTGATAAAGGTTATGATTTTGATTTTGATGTGCATGGTGGTATTACATACAACGAAAAAGATGATGATGAAAAAAACTATATAGGTTTTGATTGCGCTCATTCAAATGACTACCTACCATCAACAGAATATTTATATAAAAGATGCCCTGAATTTATTAAAATAAAAGAAGAATCAAAAAAGATGTTTAAGAATCTTGGTATTGATTATGACACATCTCCTGTTAATTTAAAAACATACAAGAATTTAGAATTTTGTGTTAATGAATGTAAAAATCTTGTGGATCAGGTTATAAAAATAAATGGTGAAGATGAATAATTGGATAAAAGTAACTGACAGATTGCCAGAATTGAATGTTAGGGTTTTAATACTTTGCGGTCAATATATAGAAATAGACAAATATTCCGTCCTAAAGGATGGTAACATATGGTCTTGTACAGCAAAAGAAGTTGTGAGTCATTGGATGCCTCTACCACCGATAGAAATAAATGGTGAAGATGAAGGATACACATGTAGTATTCCAACATATGGACCAACATTTGAAGAAGTTTCAAAACAAATGCGTATAAATTGTGATATTTTAAAAAAAGAATTTAGTGATCATGTTGATAAAGAAATTGCAAGATTTATAGAAGTGAAGGATTATGATGAAGAAAAACAAGAAATGAAATTATGTATTAAAGAAATTATAGGTCAAGATGAGTGAATGGATAAAAGTTGAAGATAAATTGCCGAAGGAAAATAATCACTATCTAACTTATGTTGTCGATAATGGATGCAATTATTTTATAAAAATACAAAGATTTTATGAAAATCCTAGGGAGTTAAAAGGAATGTACAAAGATTCATTTACTAACTGGGAATTTACAACTTGGGATGATAATATTGTAACCCATTGGATGCCACTTCCCTCTATTCCTAAAGATGCGGTCGTGTGACCGCTCTTAAATTTATTTCTTCTTTTTATGTTCTTTCTTTTCCATTTTCTTATCAATTTTCTTGTCGTTAGCAATGACTTTATTCATTGTTCGATCGATTTCACGTTTTTCTTTTTTTAAGATTTTATCCATTATTTCTTTTCCTTTTTGACAGTCTTCAATAATTTTTTGTCATCTTTAATTTGACCTTTAAATTCCTTATCGTCTTTTTCAATATGCTTGATGACTTTTTTCTTGAGTTTTTCGCGCATTTTATTTTTCTCTCATTTTATTATATATATTTTTTGAAAATTTAACATAACCCGGTTCTTTATATTCTTCTTTTATTTTTATAAAAGCATTAATAACATCAGATTTGCTATTTACATTTTTAAATATTTCTTTTATTTCTTTTTTTGAGGGTATCATTTTTTGCTTTTCTTCGGAATTTTAGCTCCAGATTTTCTTGCCACGCTTAAGGCAATCGCAACAGCCTGTTTTTGCGGTTTTCCAGCTTCTTCTTCACGTTTAATATTTTCACCAATTGCTTTTTTCGACTTACTTTTGATCAACGGCATAATTTCTCTCTTGCTTTAAAATAGGTTGTGAGGTACTATATAATCTTTTCAATTACATAATAAACATAAATTTAAAATATAGCAAAGTAAGAATGCAAAAAAGAGAATTAGAAAAGGGCGATGTGCTTCAAATTACCCCTACATCGAAAAATGAATGGGGAGGATTTTTAATCGTCGTATCAGAACCCAAAAGTTTTGGGTGTCAAGGTTACCTCATGTCACATAATAATTTTGAAGCTTGCAGGGTTATAAAAACAGGAAAAGCATATGCACGAGTTAAGTTTGAGGACATGGAATATGTCGGTAAAATTCCATGGATAATATCTGATAGAGATGAAGCACAAAAATCTACGGAAACAGAAATATGACAACATCAATACATCAAAATAATAAAATCATTTTAGATATGACACAGACTAAAAAATATAATGAAAAAATTAAACTCGATCGTTGGAATGGCTATAACATAAAAATAATAAAAGATGGTCAAAGTTGCTTAGAAAAGCTAAATGAGATACTTTTAAGACGAAGAATTCATAGGGATATGGTAGCATCAAAGCATTTATAAAACAGACAAACGTGACACAGTGTCACGCTGCCTGAATTTTTGAAAAGTCATCTAATCGAAATTAGGTTAACATGAAACGATTAAAAAGAATATTGGCATATATCTTTGGCACAGATAAAGCATGTCACACACAAATCAAATCAAATTACACAAGGTATAACTGATGGATGATATTTTAATGGATTTTACAATATTTATATCTAGGTTTTTAACAGAAAATGATAAATCTTTAGATAAATGTACAATCACTGAAATACATAAAATTATAAATGAATTCCAAAGAAAGGAAAAAAATGAATAAATTTGATGAAGATGTCATGCTACCTAACGAAAATAATGTATTTAATATTCAGCCTTTTATAGAAATTATAAAAATTCAAATTTCCGAACATGTTGATAAAGAAATTTTGAGGTTTGAAAATACTGTACATGAAGTTTTAACAGGATTAACAAATATACAAATTAAAGGAAAATATGAATAAAGCAATCCTAACACTATTAGCAATCGGTTTCATGGCTACATCATGCTACGCATCTAGTGGAAATGTTACAGTAAGAGAAAATGGAACTTACACAGTTGGTGCTGAATACATGCAGCCGACAAAAAAACCAACCGTAGATGACATACAAGATAGACAAGCAGGGGTAGGTGGTTTTAATAAGCCTAATCGCGATACTCGAATTCAAAGAATTACAAGATAATGCCTACATACGAATATAAGTGCCCTCAATGTAATGATGTAGTCGAAATAGTACACGCTATAATCGATAATCCTGTAATCTCATGCAAAGAATGTGAAACAGAGATGAAAAAAGGCTTTGGTGGTGGTACAGGTATACATTTCAAAGGATCAGGATTCTATGAAACTGATTATAAGGGGAAATAGATGAGTGAAGGTTTTAAGATAGCACTTTTAGTTTTATTTAGTATTGTAATTTTAAGATCATGTGATATTAGAATGTTAAGAATTAAAACTGATCATGAATTTAGACTTGAAGAATTGCGATTAAATTATTCTAAAGAAACAAAATAAGGCAAGGAAGCCTTTTCTCGTAGACAAAAAAAAATAGATAGAGAAACATCATGTATCTTTCTATCTATCTTCTCATCTTTAATATAGTCATTATACTGCCTAGAAAGGCATCTTCTGCAAAAACTAAAAAGCATCGGTTTAAAAATACTTTGGTTTATTGCAAAGTTCATATTCCTATTAGAAATATTCAATAACAATTACACGCCCATTAGCTCCATTTCCACCAGCTCCGCTGTCAGCAACTGTTGCGATACCGCCACCACCTCCGCCTCCACCTCCGCCTGGAATTGCGCCATTACCACCTACACCGCCAGCAGTAGCGCCATTTGCTCCGACGGAATAACCGCCACCACCACCACCACCCGTACCACCGGTTATTACTCCGCCTATGGATAAAGGTGTATTTCCATTTGACCCATTGATTCCTGTAGATTCTAAACCGCCTGCACCACCTGCGATCATTATTGCATTTGTTAGATCTAAATTATTTCCACCATTTGACCCACCTCGTTGTAGAGTAGAATCAGCCCCACCACCTCCACTACCGGCAGTTGCAAAAAATGGTGGTGATGTTGTATATCCTACACTTGATGCCGCAGTAGCCGCCACAACTTTTCCTTGACTTCCGCCACTACCACTTACTCCAGACGAAAAAATGGTTCCACCCGCAACTGCGCCTCCGCCATTTACCGCCGCTGTTGATCCGCCAAGCCCGAAATTTCCTCCAAAAACTTTCATGTTTCCGAAGGAAGTATTATTTCCAACATTTCCAACATTTCCATTAGCTGTTGCCGATTGAGCTAGAGCACCTGTACCGCCTGATCCTATAACAACTGATTCGCTTCCGTTAAAAAATGATGCCTGTGCTTTATAATAAAACGCACCTCCAGCACCACCACCACCACCGCCGCTTGAAAGTGCTGTCGTCCCTTTTCTTCCAGAACCACCACCACCGCCACCAGCCCATCCATATACCTCTACAACTTTTGTACGGGCATCTTTTGTCCAAGTAGCCGGGCTATCTGCAACATTATAAGTAGTAATCTTAATATTATTTAAATATGACATGTTTTCCTTTATAGATAGTATCCGAGTAGATAAAGTTTTCCGGTTTGAATTGTGTAGCCAGATGGTGTAGATATATTTAATTTAACTAAATTTCCGGCTGATGCTAAGAAAATCGTTCCGGTTAAATCTGAAATGATTGAATTTATTCCAATTCCACCTATCGTGTCTGAAATCTGATTAAATTGTATCAGAGAAGCAATGTTATCATATGTAGATGCATTATTTCCAATTGAACCCCCTGCCGGAGTACTAGTAGTATTAGAATTATCTGTAACAGTAACAATATCGATTAAAACAAAATCACTAATCGGTGTAAAAAGATTTACAATCCCACCTGCGACGAAATCTATCTCACCACATGGAACAACAATCATAGATTTTGGAACATTATAAGCCATCAATAAACCTCATACGTAGGCGTTGCGTTAGATAATAATTGTACAGATCCATAATTTGAATTAATAACTAATGTAGCTGCGCTATCAATAGTTACAGTACCACCAACAGTTGTAATGGTAATATTACTTGCTGACGATGTTCCTGTACGATCTTTTACTACCCATCGTCTACCTGCTGTTGGTGCATTGGGGAATAGAATAGAAACAGCACCACCACTTGTGTCTACAGAAATATATTGATCTGTTGCAAGTACAGTATAGGGAGATGCAGCAAAATTTACATTTGTGTAATTCAATGCAATTGCAATTGCTGATCCAAGTTGACCCGTAGATGTATCTATAGTGACCATTTGTGTATTTGCTACAGCTACAGATGCAATGCCTGCGATAAATGTTTTATTTATGTTATTTGAAAATGACCCTTGAGTGCCTAGACGCATGGTATTTGCATCAGAAATTACACCATTATTAGAAATTAAAATATTTGATGATTCATTTCCAGTATATGCATTTCCACTAACCGATCCTAAAGCTACATTATAAATACCTGTCAACAAATTCTGTAATGTAAATTCCCCTATACCTGTGTTATTACTTCCAGTTGTTAAACTATTTAATGAATTTTGTCCAAAACCAGTATTATCGCCACCAAATACACTGTTATTTCCTGCAAGATTTCCCACAAATGTATTAAAATTAAAATCTGATACATTTAATGTGCTTGTTGTTCCTGAATTCGTAAATAAAACTGATGCACCACAGTTGTTGGCGGTATGATTGGCATGTACAGTTAATGATGATCCAGTAGCTGTTCCACTATCACCTGTAAGAGTTAAAGAACTTGCTGGCACTGGCTGAAAGCTAGGTGCAACGCCTGGTCCATTGCTTGTGAGTACTTTTCCAAGTGTTGATCCGTCAACGCCTGAAAATTGAGCCACTCCGTTAAAATATACAACGCCCTGAGAATTTATATTCAGCGAATTTAATGCCATTTTTTTACCTATGTATTATGGAGCCCAAGAACCTGTAGAAGCTATACTAT